CAATTGCTGAGAAGACCATACTTAGAGCGAAGGAACTTGATAAAGATGTTCCTATCACCATCGTCTGGGATTCTGTAGCGGCTACTTCGCCAAAAGATGAACTCTTGGGTGATTACGACAAGATGACGATCGGCTTGAATGCTCGTGTTATTTCGAAAGGAATGAGAAAGATCACGGGACTGATAGCAAATGAAAAAGTGCTCCTCATCTGTCTAAACCAAATACGAACTAAAATTGGAGTTATGTATGGAGATCCTACTACTACACCCGGAGGTAAGGCGATCCCTTTTCACTCATCTGTACGAATCAAACTGGACTCAGGCAAGCAAATCCTCGACAAGCAAGGCTCGCCCGTGGGTATCAAGGTTATTGCGAAAACTATTAAGAATAAAGTAGCCTCACCCTTTCGTCGATGTGAGTTTGAAATTCATTTTGGTAAAGGCATCGTAGAACACGAATACGTGTTTGATGTTCTTAGAAAGTATTGCTCAGAGAATGGTCCAGTCCTATACGACAAAGATCTTTCAGTAGATATATCAGGTACAGGAGCTTGGAAAAGTATTTCTGTTGTCAAAAATGATACCGGAGAAGTGTTAGAAGAGAAAAAGTTCTACAAACCTGAATTCAACGAAATTTACACCTCTCCACAGTGGTCACCTTATTGTAAAGCTGTATTCAATGCATGTTTTGCAGAATACATGGGAAGACCACTAGAAGATTCAGCTGATATTAACCCTGAATCATATGAAGAGGTAAGACAAATAGCAATGGATTTGTCGGCTCCTGATGATGCTTTCAAAGATTTATAATTCCTTTGGTTAGGATGGTTGTAAAGCCTGAGGGTATGCTGGTACAATACTAGTATACCCTCTTTAATTTTCACACACAGGAGTCTTTATGACAACACGCGGACCAGTCCTTCTCATCGATGCATACAATATCTTTGCGAAAAATTATATAGTTAATCCAAGTCTTTCATCCAACGGTGAACCCATCGGTGGTGCAACTGGCTTTATCAAATCGCTCGGAGTCCTTGCCGATAAACATCGACCGTCTGAAATTATCGTATGCTGGGAAGGAGGAGGAGCAAAACGTCGTAGAGACATGCTCCCAACTTACAAGGCTGGAAGAAAGCCTTTGCGACTTAATCGATCCGAACTATATAAAAAAGATCTAGACTCTCCTGAAAACTTTCTTTGGCAAGTTCAATTAGCTATTAGGTTATTAGAGCAGCTTCCAATTGTGCAAATGTACGTAGATGATTGTGAAGCAGATGATCTTATTGGATGGTTCTGTCGGCATCGATTTAAAGAAGATGACAGAGAAATTGTCATCTGCTCAGCAGATCAAGATATGCACCAGCTTCTTCGTCCAGGTGTTATCCAATACAACGCGAAAAAGACAATTACTCACGAAGATGTCGTAAAGAAATTTGGTATCAGTACTGAAAATTTTGTTACAGCTCGAGCATTTATTGGAGATAAATCAGATCGTATCAACGGTATCAAAGGCGTTGGTTTCAAAACTCTAGCCCGTAAATTCCCGCAACTCGGTGAAGATGCATTTGTATCTATAGACGACATACTTAAAGAGTGTAAGTTAAGGAATAGTCAGAAAAAAATGAAATTGTATGAATCGATCCTCTCCGAACCCGATACCGTCAGACTCAATTGGAGATTGATGTATCTAGATATAAGCAATCTCAGTGCAGAACATGTAAAACAACTCAATTACAGGTACGATAATGCACAGGTAGGCCGGAATAAGTTTGGGTTCATTAAAACAATGGTGCAAGAAGGTCTTCATGTACCAGGGCACATCAACGCTGACTTAGTTTGGCTTCGCTTATCATCAATCGAAAAGGAGTAAAAATGTCAAACTTAGCAATCAAAGAGGCTGGTCCAGCGCTGTTTCAACAGTATGGAAAAGCTTTCCAAGAGAAAATATTTCAAGGTCTAGCAATCGACAAAGATTGGGCTCAACAGATGCATGAAGTGATGAAGCCTCATTATTTTGAGCTCAAATATTTGCAATACCTGTGTGAAAAATACTTTGAATACTTTGACAACTATCGATGTTTTCCTACAATGCAGCTTTTAATCCAGATGGTTGCAGGTGATCTAACAGGTGAAGGTAGCGACGGTATTCTACGAAACCAAATTGTCCAGTTTATCCATCGCATGAGAGGCAATCCACACCCAGAAGATCTACCTTATGTCAAAGATAAATCACTAGATTTTTGCAAGCGACAAGCATTCAAAGAAGCACTCACAACCGCGGTAGAGCTAGTTCAAGGCGATAAGTTTGAGTCTGTTGTAGATCTTATGAGACAAGCAGTGTCAGTTGGCATGCCGAGCACAATTGGTCATGATTTCTTCGAAGATCTTGAAGCTCGTTTTCAAGACATTCAAAGAATTACCACTCCAACGGGTTTGGAATTTCTCGATGCAAAAGACATTCTTGACGGAGGCCTTGGAAGAGGCGAACTTGGAGTGGTGGTTGCACCAACAGGCTGTGGTAAGTCCCATTGGCTTGTACAAGTTGGAGCTGCAGCATTGAAACAAGGTAGAACCGTTGTACACTATTCCTTTGAGTTGAGTGAAGTCTTGGTAGGTAAACGATACGATGCAAATCTTACGAATATATCGGTAAATGACCTTATAGAGAATAAAGAGCAGGTCAAAGAGTTTTACGAAGATAACGAAATGGGTAATCTTATCATTAAATACTACCCCACAAGGACAGCCTCGGTGAATACAATCAGAAATCATCTAGAGAAGCTTAAATTTAGAGGATACATCCCATCAGTCGTTATTATCGACTATGCAGATGTTATGAGGTCTACAAAAGCGTATGAAGCATTACGCCACGAGCTTATGCTAATATATGAAGAGCTCCGGCAATTAGCAGGTGATTTTAATGTACCTGTTTGGACAGCTTCTCAATCGAACCGTGCAGGCGCCAATGCAGAGATGGTAGGGCTTGAAAATATGGGAGAAGCCTATGGTAAAGCCCAAGTTAGTGATTTTGTGTTAGGGTTGTCAAGAAAACCTGAAGAGAAAGATAAAGGATTTGGAAGGCTATTTGTTGCAAAAAATAGATCTGGTCGAGATGGGATGCAATTCCACGTAAAAATTGACACAGCAAGATCTAAATTTAAGAAAATGGATCTCCAAGAAGTAGCCGATGCTAATCCTAAAAATATAATGAAACAAAAATGGAACGAAGTAAAAAGGGCCAAAAAGGAGTTAGACAATGGAGAGTAAATTTTCTAAAGATGAAGTACACGCAGCCACACTTGAATATTTCAACGGTGACGAACTTGCTACCAATGTATGGACAAGCAAATACGCACTACGAGATCTAGAAGACAATTATTATGAAAAGACGCCAGATGATATGCATCGCAGGCTTGCGAAAGAGTTCGCACGTATCGAAGCAAATTACCCAGAGTCTATGTGCGAAATGGAAATCTATGATCTATTCAAAGACTTCAAGTATATTGTCCCACAAGGTTCGCCGATGTCGGGTATAGGCAACCCATTTCAGATTCAATCTCTTTCGAACTGTTTTGTAATCTCTTCACCAGAAGACTCTTACGGTGGTATTCTCTACACTGACCAACAACAAGTCCAAATCATGAAACGAAGAGGTGGTGTTGGCTTTGATATATCTAACATTCGACCTCGAGGAAAGACTTGTGAAAATGCTGCTCGCACTACGGACGGCATAGGCGTATTTATGGAGAGGTTCTCAAACTCGTGTCGTGAGGTTGCACAAGGAGGCCGTCGTGGTGCTTTGATGCTGTCTATTTCCGTGCACCATCCACAGGTAATGGACTTTATCAAAATGAAACAAGACTTGACGAAGGTGACAGGCGCCAATGTTTCTGTTCGAGTGACAGATGAATTTATGGAAGCTGTCAAACACGGACAAAGATACCAGCAAAGATGGCCAGTAGATTCTGCTCATCCTGAAATTTCGGATGATAGCATACCTGCAATGGACGTTTGGAACGCCCTTATCGAATGCGCACACAATAGTGCCGAACCTGGCGTTCTATTCTGGGATACAGCTCTCAAGATGACCCCTTCAGATATTTATGATTTAGAAGGATTTGGTTCAACATCGACTAATCCGTGTGGAGAGATAATTCTGTCACCTGGTGATTCTTGTCGCCTTATGCTTGTGAACCTCGTATCTTTCGTGAAGAAACCGTGGACTAACAAAGCAGAGTTCGAATGGGGCAAATACGCACAAGTAGTACAAAAAGCCCAAAGGCTTATGGATGATATGATTGATCTGGAAATAGAACAGATTGATGCGATCATTGCGAAAGTAGAGAATGATCCCGAACCCGATCGTGTGAAACGAATAGAGACAGAAATGTGGGAGTTCATTAAAGAACAAGCTATTCGAGGTAGACGAACTGGTCTTGGGATTACTGGTCTAGGTGATGCTCTTGCAATGCTTGGTATCCAATATGGCAGTGACGAATCAATCGATACAGTTGAAGAATTTTACAAGTGGCTTGCACTTAATTCGTATGATGCATCAATTCAGATGGCAGAAGAACGAGGCTCTTTTCCGATATGCGATGTTGAGCGAGAGTTGGAGCATCCATTTTTGTCTCGTATTATGGACATATTTACTCCGGAGCAGCAGCAACGATACCATCGATACGGCCGTCGCAATATTGCGAACACAACGACTGCGCCTGCTGGCTCAGTCTCTTGTCTTACCCAAACTACGTCGGGTATCGAGCCGGCCTTTATGTTATACTATAAGCGTCGAAGAAAGATTAACCCACAAGACGGTGATGTCCGCATCGACTTCGTAGACGATCTTGGAGACAAGTGGCAAGAATACAACGTGTATCATCACAAATTTGGAGAGTGGATAAATAAAACAGATCCCTGGTGGAAAATGCAAGACGATCCAGAAGATCTAAAATTAGCAGTTGAAGCTTCTCCTTATGCCGGCGCTACTGCTAACGAAATAAACTGGCGAAATAAAGTGAATATGCAAGCTGCAGCTCAGAAATGGGTATGTCACGCAATTTCTAATACAACCAATCTTCCTGCTGATGTAAGTATAGAAACCGTGAAAGACATCTATATGATGGGTTGGGAGACAGGCTGTAAAGGAGTGACGATATACCGAGACGGTTCTAGATCTGGTGTTCTAGTTTCTGCAGAAGAGGAGGAAGAAACATTTTCCGAGAGAGATGCACCAAAAAGACCAGAAACTTTAGATTGTGACATCATACATACTTCAGTCAAAGGACAAAAATGGGTAGTATTAGTTGGCTTGATGAATGGAAAGCCTTATGAAGTAATCGGCGGAGAAGCCGAACTGATCGAACTCCCAAGGAGAATTAAAAATGGTATGCTCACGAAGAGAGCGTTCAAGACAGCTAATTCAAAATATGACCTCTCCATTGGTGAAGGCGATGATCCGCTTCAGATCAAGGATGTCGTCTCTGTCTTTGCGAATGCGAATCATGCAGGCTACACTAGAACTGTTTCTTTGGCTTTACGTCATGGTGTTCCTGTCCAGTATCTTGTAGAGCAGATGCAAAAAGACAAAGAAGCTGATTTATTTTCTTTCTCAAAAGTGATTGCCAGATGTCTTAAGAACTATATTCAAGATGGCACAAAAGCATCAGTAACAATTTGTCCAAACTGTGAAGCTGAAGGTACAATTATCTATCAAGAAGGTTGCCAAACCTGTACTGCATGTGGCTTCGGCGCATGCGGGTAATTCAACAAAAGGAAAATATAAATGAACAAACTTAAGTTAGAGTACGTATGGCTCGATGGGAATCCGACACAATCCCTGAGAAGCAAAGTGAAAACACTCAAGTGGATGGACAATACACAAGTGAAGGCTGAAAATCTTCCTACGTGGAACTTTGATGGTTCGTCCACACTACAAGCAATGGGTAATTATTCTGAGTGTAACCTCAAGCCAGTCCGAGTATATCAATGGAATGCCTACCACTACTTCGTATTGTGCGAAGTTATGAACCCAGATGGTACACCTCACCCAACAAACCAACGAGCGAAGCTCGATCCTATCGCTAAAGAAAAGAAAGAAGAAGACTATTGGTGGGGTTTTGAACAAGAGTTCTTCCTTACGAAAGGCGATAAGATTGCTGGTTTCCCAGAGAATGGTTTTCCTAAAGCACAAGGCCCGTATTACTGTGGTGTTGGAGCAGGGCAAGTAGTGGGCAGAAGATTGTCAGAAGCACATTTGAACAGGTGCCTCGATATGGGTATCGATCTTACGGGAACAAACGCTGAAGTCGCAATTGGCCAATGGGAGTATCAATGTTTTTCGGAAGATACTATGAAAGCCTGTGATGATCTTTGGATGTCCAGATATGTTCTGTATCGACTTGGTGAAGACTATGGCTATGGTATAGACTTATCACCCAAACCAGTGAAAGGGGACTGGAATGGTTCAGGTTGTCATACAAACTTCTCGAACAATGAGATCAGAACTTCGAATGACAATCACAAAACCTTGAATTTGATGAACACATTCAAAGAAAACCACCAAAAGCACATCGCTGTGTATGGTGAGGCCAATGATCAAAGGCTTACTGGTGACCACGAGACGCAACACATTAATTCGTTCTCATGGGCAGTCGGTGACCGTGGATCATCAATTAGGGTTCCTGTGTCGACAAGAGAAAATGGGTACAATGGGTATTTCGAGGATAGAAGGCCAGCATCTAACTGTGATCCTTACAGAGTAGCAAAAGTCATTATAGAATCGACTGAAGAAGCTACTAAGAATTACTATTCAAAAGCTTAATCGAATTTGTAAATTTAGTGTAATTTGGGTATATTACTAGTGTACCCAAACACACAACAAAAGGAGCCCAATATGCATTGGACAACAAAAGTATCACCACTCATCAAAGATATAGAACTCAAGCACACTCCGATAATGATTCGAGTAAATGATTTCACTGAAGAATCAGCAGCAGATTTTGCAGCTAAGATGGGAGTCGCACAAAACACTGGGCAGCCTGTTATTCCTGTGATTATAGACTCATACGGTGGTCAAGTTTATTCTTTGATGTCAATGATCGCAGCGATCAAATCTTCGAAAGTGCCAGTAGCAACCATTGTAGAAGGCAAAGCAATGTCTTGCGGTGTTATTTTAGCTTCGTGTGGTGCGAAAGGAAAACGGTATATTTCTGAAGATGCTACTCTTATGATCCACGATGTAAGCTCAGGCGCTTATGGGAAAAATTCTGAAATACAGGCAAGTGCTGATGAGACACGAAGATTAAATGAGAAGATCTACGACATTCTTGCTCAGAACACTGGAAAGCCTGCAAAGTGGTTTCACAAGAAGATAAATAAACGTGGTCGTGCTGATTGGTTTGTAGAGCCATATAAAGCTATTGAGATTGGTATTTGTGACAATATTGGAGTTCCCACTCTAGACATTAATGTGTCTGTTGACATCAAATTCGTAGAACCCGATACAAAATAAGCTTCTCCAGTATAATTAGATAGGAGTTTACTTTGGAGAAAATCTATGGAGCAAATCTTCCGACAATGGATCGGTATGCATCGAGCGATGATTGCTTGGTTTCATGCTGCACATCACGTGACCAAAGGGACTGGGTTTGCCGGTGATCACGTAAATCTTTACGGCACGATCTATACTCAGTTAGACGAAGATCTGGACGGTATCGTAGAAAAAGGGATAGGATTGACTGGGGATGAAACCTTGGCTGATCCTGTTTCTTCATTATCGATGGCTGCTGGTCTTCTTGCACAACAGCCTTCTTCTGCAAACCAAGATGCAGAAACAATTGCATGCAATGCGTTCGAAGTCATCAAGTATTATGTGAAAGTAATAGAAAGTATTTATGCACAGTTCGAAGCTTGTGGAATGTCTCTTGGATTAGATGATCTACTGCAAGGCCTTGCAAATCAATACGAAACATACGTATATCTTTTACAACAACGATCTCGAGGCGGAAGTATGAAAATAACAGAAAGCCAATTAAGGCGAACAATACGAAAAGCCATCTCAGAATATGGTCATTACAATAGGCGAAATCAAGAGAGGAAACAAGATTGGGTGATCATGGCTGACTGGACTAAACATGATGATCCAGATATGCATGGAGGTGGTATTGGTCCTTGGACCGAACACTTTGGAACTAAACGAGAAGCAGAAAAGCTAGCCCGAAAGTTGAGCAATGAAAAAGGTTGTCCAATGTGGGTTGAAGAAGGTTATGAAGAAGGATAACAACAATGGCAGTAGATAAAGACTTCTATAATGAAGCAAGTGCAGCGAAATTAGGATGGGAACCTTCTTGGTTCATATCCGAATATACTTTGTTTGATCGCAAACTACAAAATGCGATTCGAACGTTTCAAAAAGAACATGATCTGTATGCAGATGGCATGTGTGGGCCGACAACATACAGGCACATTCTAGCACACATTGAGTCACAACAGGAACTAATGATGGCAACAGTTCAGTCATCTGGTTCTGATGTTCTTTGGTACAATGGAAATCCAATCAATATCGACTGGCCGGCTGAAAAAGTACATACCTTCAAAGATGATATTTTCAATTATGAAATCTCGAAAGGCTTGACAAAGTATTCGAGGAAACGAACTATAAAGTCATTTGTAACGCATTGGGATGTATGCCTTAATAGCAAGTCGTGTGCAAGAGTACTTGCCAGAAGAAACGTATCTGTCCACTTCTGTATTGACAATGATGGAACAATCATTCAGCTTCACGACATCAACGAAGCATGTTGGCACGCTGGAAATTCTAAAGTGAATCATTCTTCTGTTGGTGTTGAGATCTCAAATGCATATTACTTAAAATATCAAAGTTGGTATAAAAAGAATGTTGGTAAAGAGCGACCCCTGATGGAAGGTGCGTTGGCACAAAATAAGCCACTCAAGCCTTTTACGTGGTTCTATCCAGAGCAGATTGAAGCACTTAAAGCTTTGTATAAAGCAATTCATGAAGGCTGTGGAGTTCCTTTGGAAGCACCTGCAGAAAAATGGGCGTACGATAAAGTCGCTGCATCAGGAAAATTCAAAGGATTTATGAATCACTTTCATTGTTCTAAGAAAAAGATAGACTGTGGTGGCTTAGATATACAAAAAATATTAGGAGAAATCAGATGAAAATATCAAAAAGACAATTAAAAAGAATTATACGGGAAGAGTACTCTCGACTCAAGCGTAGAGGTTTGATTAGGGAATCTATGTACGAGATCCCTTCGGAAGGCAAAGGTAGCATCGAAGACATTATAAATGTTTGTGTCAAGGATTGCCAAGCAGATCCAGAAGCTTCTGTGGAAAGTATCTGTGAACAGTGGCTAAAGATGTATGGCATACCTTACGATCAATACGAAGCAGTTATTGAAGCTGTATACAGCAGACTATAATTTTAATTAGGGGAAAACAAAATGAAATTATCAAAAAGACAATTAAAAAGAATCATCAGAGAAGAATATGCTAAGCTGAATCAAAATAATTTACTTAGTGAAAACGTCTGTTACGACGAAGATGCTATCTGGGATTGTATCGATGATGATGGCGAAGCATACGCTCCGCTGGCTGCTGCTGAAGAGTGGATGGACGGCCTTGCACCCCGCGATCGAAGAAATATGATGATGGATACACGAATCACAATCATGACAGACGATCAGGGAAATGAATGCGAATGCGTGAAGATAACAGATAGGTCCTTCAGGGGTTACTGATGAATAAGAGAAAATTAAGATCAATCATTCGACGGGTGCTTAGAGAATCGACAGGCTTGACCAGAGATATGGAAAGCTTAATTATAAACCAGTACGAAAGTTCTTTGAAACAGTTGGATGGTGGATTTGAGATAGAAGTACCAAACGAGCCAGGTACAATCGAAGGAGCAAAAGAATTGTTGCAGTATCGGTTTGGCATCGACCCTGAAGAATACATGGAAGAAGAAGATGGGGAATTCTACATAATTTATTCTTATGGCGATCCTAGTGATGACTTTGATCCAGAGTTAGTGTAATCAAATAGAAAATCTGTGGTATAATGTTTCTTAGAAGAGGGAGAAACAATATGATAATCGATGTACCCGTGTTATTGCCGAATAACATGAAAACCCCAAAGAAGCCTCCGTTTAAGTATGCAGGTTCCAAAGCCCGAATGCTGAAGAAATACGCAGCATCGGGTTTTCTAGTGCAAGAACCTAAAATGTTTGTTGATATGTTTGCCGGATCAGCACAAGTTGCTTACTGGGTGAGAAGCATTTATCCAGAGATACCTATCGTTATTAATGATCTAAATAGCGAGTTATTGCAGCTGTATGATGTAATGATGAAACACACAGAAGAATACCAAGCATGGGGTCGAAAATTTCTAAAACCATACCTAGCGATTACACCTCCACCCAAGCCTAAGATTTCAGAAGAGAGAAAAGCATACTATTACGAACTTAGGCAAAAATATTGGGATCGTGATTTTCAAAATGAAGTGGAAGAAAGTGCTCTGTTGATGTTTATGATGCGAATAAATTTCAATGGATTCTGGGGTCAATCTAAGAAGTATCCGAACAGATATGGAACATCTGCAGGGAACATGTGGTGGAAAGGCGAATACTTTCAAAAACTAGAAGTGCGAGAGCTAGAGTTCATCGAGTTTTTGAAATCTTGTATTATTACAAAAGAGTCATATGAAAATACAGTGAAATGGGCAGATAAAAATGTCTGGATGTATGCAGATCCTCCCTATAGGCTTTCCCACGAAACATATAGAGCGGCCGGTGAGTTTGACGACGATAACCAGCTTGAATTATGTGAATTTATGAAAGATTGCCACAAAAGAGGTTGCTATGGAGCTCTTTCCAATCGAGAACACCATGATGGAAGTAAAATCGGATGGGAAATGGCTGCCGGTGGCAGAAAGTGGACTAAAGGGGGCTGGTTTGGAGATAAGTTTGATGATAATTGGACAATGCATATGTTTATGGGACATAAGTATACATCGGGACGTAAGGATAAAGAAGGTTGCTTAGCAACAGAGATTTTGATCAAAAATTACTGAGGTATACAAAATGAGAATTAAAAGAAGCCAATTAAGACAAATCATTCGTAGAACAATTAAAGAAAGCTTGGATGAAATAACACCTGAACAGCAAGATTTGCTAGACAAAGAAGTCGAAAAGCTTCAATCGACCCAAAGGTACCTTGAACAGTATCCTAAAGCATACAGCAAAAAAGAGTTTCTGATGAATATTTATCACATTCTACAAGCGTTGGTTGAAGGACAGCATACAGTGGATGACTTCCAAAGCTGGGTAGGCAAAAGATGGCCTGACTATACCATACCAATGTATCAGCATTTATTGGATACAGTTTTTGAGGAAAAACCGTATTAGGTATGTATAATTGACTTTCAGCGTGTATGATACTCTAAACAGGAGTTCATATATGAAAAGATTCAAATACTCGTTTCATAACATCATCGGCCATCCGTTGATGGAAGTATTTAGTCTTCTTGGCATGAAACAATTGGCCAAGAAGATTCACGATATAACGCTACCCAATGATGTGAAGGAAAAATAATGGAAGAAGACAAAGGAATTGAACTATACGGTGATGCCATCGGTCATGTCGAATACGTAGAACACATGGGATCAGATCTCTCCATCGTAAATAGCGCTCGTGTATCGTTTGGAAAACATAAAGAAGAGCTCGACGGAAAAGATAAGAAGCTTATCAAGTACCTAATTAAACATAGGCATACTTCTACGTTGGAACATTGCCTTGTGACATATCGATTTAAAGTCCCACTATTTATCCGTTCACAACACCACCGTCATCGTACTTGGAGCTACAATGAAATCTCAAGAAGATACACTGAAGAGAACTTACAGTTCTACGAACCACGAACCTTCCGAACCCAAAGTAAATCTAATCGACAAGCTTCCAACATCGATGAAGTCGACCCTATTATGGGTTATTACGAAGACGGAGGGAAACAGACTGCCTCCACTTGCATTAGAAAGCATCATGTCGATAGCGTACATCTATACCACCAGTTGATGGAAAAAGGTGTCTGCAGAGAACAAGCTAGAGGAGTACTTCCTCAGAATCTCTACACTGAGTATTACGGGACAGTCAATCTCAACAATTTAATCAAATTTATTGAACTCCGAACGCACGATGGTGCACAATGGGAGATTCAGCAAGTTGCGTCAGCATGCCTTACAATCGCTGAAAATCTCTGGCCAGTAGCAATTGCCTCGTATCGAGAAATAAGAGGATTAACTTCATAATTCTCATAGTTATTAATAGCAAGTTCTGTTAATTTAGAGTGGGTTCCTCGAAGTGCGCATTTATGGAGACCTACAGTGACCGGAGATAACAATAACGGATGGGGCGAGTATAGTCGTCTTGTATTAAAAGAATTAGAAACCCTCGCGAAAGGCATTGAAGGCCTTAAAGCTCAAATGGGCGATCTCAAATCTGAGATAGCAGAACTCAAAGCCAAAGAAGATAAAGTGAAAGATCTTTCTTCTTGGAAAGAAAGAGTAGACGAAGTAGCTTCGCCAACTCAGCTTAAAGAAATGCAAGACATGGTAAAATCTCATGAATTATTCAAAACTAAGGCGATAACGATGTTTGCCGTTGTACAGATAATGATGGCAGGATTAATGGCAATTTTGAAATTCTTTCTATAATTAGATATAAGCGAGCATTGCTGGTGACACCATACTTAGTGAACGTCCTATGCGATAGGACAACGACGATCATCTGGCAGTTAGCAATCTCCTATTTTACTTATCGAGGAATTAAAAATGGAAAATTTACAAGAGACATGGAATCGATTGACGTTTCCGAAACAATCAGCAATTCTCACAGAGAAAAAGAAAAAAGATGATCCTTGTGAAGATGGGTATATGATGATGGGCACAAAAGATAAAGACGGCCAAGAAGTCCCAAATTGCGTAGATGAATCTGATGACCCAATTGAAGAAGGAATTAGTAATTGGAAAAATTTAATAGCTGAAGATGGTTTTGATAAAGAGAAAAAAGACAAAATGAAATGTAACTCTCCTCGAAGATTGAGAAAAGGAGAGCCCGGCCATGGAGATAAGTCAAAAGTTGTGAAAGCTTGTGATCCGAATTCTGACAAAGAAACTATCAAGAAATTTGGAGACCCTAGCATGCCTGTTCAAGCACAGCACAAAGATAATAAAGCATCTTTCAGAGCACGTCATAAATGTGATGATAAATCAATGGAAGACGATTGGGATTCTGCAGGATATTGGGCTTGCAAAGATTGGTAATTCGTTTCTTTTGTAAAATTTCAATCTTCGTGGTATAGTATAACTACACACGGAGGAATTATGCCAGAAGGACCAGAAGTCAAGCGAACAGCAGAGGGCCTTGCTCGAGCTATGACTAACAAAACAATCACCGCAGTAGAAATACTGTCTGGTAGGTATGCTAAAGAAGCTCCCGGAGGGATCGAAGATTTTTGCTTGTCATTACCTATTAAAGTAGTGGGTGCAGGATGTCATGGAAAGTTTATCTTT